CCTTCTTCTACTTCTCCAAATAGCCCAATTGTGCGGCTATCTGGTTTATCTCCAGCAGACGAAGGCATAATAAGGGAGAAAGCTTGCTTCTTACCCTTTTCTTCTTCTTCATCTACTTCATCTTCGTGATCGTGGTCGTCGTTAACTTTCTTGCCTTTATTGAATAGCATTTTGTCTCCTATATGCGTTTTTGTTTAATTAATTTTTCTACATACTTCGTTGTGGAAGCCCAATCATTAAAAGGTAAATCCTTCTTGATTGGTTGTGGGGCTGCGCTGATGAACGATACTATAATCGATTCTTTCCAGTTTGTAAACCACTTATCAAACAAAGATAATTGAAATTGTATTTGTTGTTCATCAAGACCTTTTTCTTTGAGAACTTCTTTCTTAAGCTCTCGTAGGTATTCTAACTCCTGTGCTATCATAATCAAGGGAATTAAAATACGATCTGCCATTAATCTTGAAAATTGAGTTGTAATTCCAATATCTAAAAAACCAGAAAATATCTTTGAGAATAGAATACCTGCTACGAAAAATAAAATCCATGAGAGATACATTAATACTCCAAATAAAAAAACTACGCAGGATCATTATAATCCTGCGTAGCCAAAAGAGCAACCTTTATTTTTTATCTAGGAGACAATATCAAACTAATCTGCGTATAACTCTTTTCAATACTTCGTTAATTATTTCATTATCTGTGAGGATTTCAAGGTTTTCTAGACCTTCTGCGAGTTGTTCCTCGTCTTCAGCGGGTTCGGCAGGTTCATCACCCCCTTCATCGCCTCCCTCCATGCTGTCCTCTTCTTCTGCTGGTTCTTCCATATCCATTTCGGGCTCTTCGTCGCCACCCATATCATCGGCAAGACCTAATTCTTCTAGGGCATCCATTATTGCATTTTTCAATGCTTGTCTGCCACTTTCACTTTCAAGACCATTTACTAATACTTTTTGTAAATCTTCAACTGAATCAAATTCTACTTCGCCTTCGTCTCCACCGGCTTCCATATCCATACCCATTTCTTCATCATCGACAACGGAGGATTGATCATCCATAGATCCGTCACCAATTTCCATTCCACCTTCTTCTTCTTCTTCTGTGCCGCCCATTCCATCTTCTTCCATACCCATATCGCCCATATCTTCGTCTTCACGGGCTCCCGAATAACCATAGTTTTCTTTCAATACTTTTTTATTTGATTTAGATTCATTAAGAAAATTCTTTGTTGCATTCTTATCAATATTAGCAAGTTTCATCCACTTTGCTACTTGACTCTCGGATAATAAAGGCTTTCTGCTCATGTTGTTTTGCTCCTAACAAAATTAAATAGTATCTAAATTACAAAAATCCTGTTTTAGTATTCAATATCTTCAATATTTTCTATAATATCAAAAATATTTTCAACTTCTTCAATAGATAAGTAGTATTCACTTTCTAATCTTTTGCCTTCTTCTGCTAATTTTTGAACTTTTTTAATTCTATTTTTAGGAGTTTTACGTTTTGTGTTAAACCATTCCATAAATTTAGGGTCATGTGATAAATAAGCTTCAATAATACTACGAAAAAATTGAGCACCATTAAAGCCATCATTTTTAAGACGAACAAGTAATTCAACAGAATTTTCTATTCTCTCATAAAAAGCAATTATTTTGAAAATAGATTTATCTACTTCTGTTCTTGGTCGTTTAACTACTTCCATTAAGCTCTCGCTAAAATATGAGTGTCACTTTCTCTCGCGCCAGAGGAGGTTTGTCTAACAAAACGAGCTTTAGCCCATAGTTCGTTAATAGTTCTTGCTCCGCTATAAGAAAAGCCAGAGCGAATACCATTTTCAACTTGTTTAATAATAGCATTTGTCTCCCCTTTATATTTAATAATTGTAGAGATCCCTTCAAGTGAAGATGTTTTACCTCTCCAATCCATTTGTGCGTCTTTTGAAGCCATACCACGATAAATTTTAGTAGCTTCTCCTGTTATTGAGTTATTATATATTTCACCCGGAGTTTTAGAGCTTCCAGCGAGAACTGAACCCAACATACAAAAATCAGCACCCACGCCAAGAGCCTTAACAATATCACCAGAGTTTCTAATACCACCGTCCGCAATAATCGCCACATTATAAGATGTTTTCGCACATTCTATAATGCTGTCCAAAGAAGGAACCCCGTGACCAGTTTGAATACGAGTAGAGCAAATGCTACCACCACCAATACCGACACGAATTGAATTAGCACCCCAAGAAGAGAGATTGTTAAATCCATCAAACGTTGCAACATTTCCTGCCATGAGGTGTGGTCCATCGCCTAATCTCTCCCTAAGAGTAATTAGGGCTTTTTTCATTAAAATATGGTCACCATGAGCAACATCTAAACAAAGAATTTTAACACCTTCTTTATATAATGCTTCTGCTCTTTCAATATAATCTCCTGTAATTCCAATAGCACAACCAAATTGATTAGCAACAACTTCATTAGAAACTATTTTTACTATTTCGCATTGTCTTTGGATAGTATTATAACGATGGATAATTCCAAGACCACCCATTTCACTAAGTAAAATAGCCATTTGGTCTTCTGTGACCGTATCCATAGGAGAAGATATAATAGGAAGGCTAAACCATAAACCTCTTTCTTCATCTAACCAATTACCGATGTTTACTTCTTTACGACTTTGAATATCACTGAATTGAGGAACCATTAATACATCATCATAAGTTACGGCTTCACGAAACATTAATCCTCCACTTCGTTAGCAACCTTTACAAGATAATCTAATACTGTTTGATCGTCAACGTAATAATTATCTCCTTCTGTAAAACCATTACCAAGAAGTTGCATAATCCTTAAATGTGGATTTTTCTTCCAAGCCTTTTCAAGAAAATACATTATTTCTATTCTTATATCTGCTCTATCAAGATTATTCATTTAAATATCCTTCCAAGTGTTCAGTAATATAATCTCTTGAATATCCCGACTTTAGATCTGGATTATCGTCTGGGTATTCAACATGGTATAAATCATCACCATCAATAATGAAGATTTCTGGGACACCATCAATCCCAAATAATTGAAATAGTTTTCTTTGTGCTTTTGAATTAATGTTCCCAAATTTAAACTTATCATTATATTCTTCTGCTATATCATTGAAGATTGGATCTAAAGCTTTACAAAGGTGACAAGTTGGATTTGTAAATTTAATTACATATGGTTTGTCTGATTTTGTAATCTCATTAAAATCTTCATAACTAAGCTCTTTAACTGATTTATTTGTTTTCATAATAACTAATTAACCTTTCTGTATACCATTTAACTTTTTTAAGATCCTCAAGTGGAGTTCCTTTAAGTTTATACCGCATAATGTATTTCATAACATTACCAGCACAAAAAGCTTCACCTAAGCCTTGATCTTCGATTAGAGTAATAGCTTCAATAGTGCCAGCGTTATAATGCTTTGGATGATCTACCATTTCTGGTGGAACTCTGTAATCATAGTTACTCATTTTCCGTCTCCTTAACAAAATCCTCTGCCCAAGCTTGAACATTTTTATAGCATGTTGGGCAGTATAATCTAACGGTCTTGCTTTCATTAAACACCATTACAGACCAATTTGTGGCTTGCTCTTTATTAAGTTTATTATAGTCTTCTTGACAACCATTACACTTATTTGGTAGGGCATCAAATAACATAACTTTGTCTTGAATAAGTTGATTTTGCTTTTTAATCTTTTTTGCTGGTGAACTCATGGATTAAACCCTTCTATTAGTTCTGGATTACCACTAAATAACACTCTTTTAAGTAGAGTGCTTGATTTAAATAAGTAAATTTGTATATATTCTTTCATTTGTTCAAGGCTCTCAAATTCTACAAGATTAGAGTTGTGGAATAAACGATATACTCCAACTTTCTGTAAAATATCACATTTATTAACGATTAAATCAGTAGCACCACCTACTTCAACTGCTTCAATTAGTTTGTCAAGATTAAGCCAATTTACTTTACGTCTACGTCCTGTGGTAACTCCATATTCTTGTCCTAAATCACCAATAAATTTTAAGGTTTGATCTTCAAGTAAAGTTGCTGGAAATAAAGGATCTTCACCGGATCTTGTGTCATAAATCTTAGCACAAGCATATATACTTTTGATCCTCTGTGGTGCAAATCCTAATGAACAAGCTCCGTATGGCAAACATTCACTTGAAGTTACAAATGGATAATTTCCATAATTTATGTCAAGATGGTATCCTTGTGCCCCTTCGCATAAGATATTGCCATATAGTTTTTCAGTTAAGATATAACTTTTATCTATTGTGCTGTCTTTGGCAAGTAAACCCTTTCTGGCGGCTTTGTCTCGATATGCTGGTGCAATACCTTGTGAAGTTGTGCCAAGGTGCCCTAATGTAGCTTTATCTTCAGCAATATGATCGTTTGTTACGATATGTGCTAAAGGATGAATTTTAATAAGTGAAGTATCAATTCCACCAGTTTTTAACTCTTCAACTTCTTTATAAAAAGCATCAATATTTACAACGCAATTAGGACCGATAACTGATGTAATACCATAGAATACACCAGCAGGAACAATGTGAGTAGAATACTTTTTACCATCGTGATAAATTGTGTGGCCTGCATTTGAACCACCATTCCAACGACATACAAAGTTATAGTAATTTTTACGAATATGAGTTTTCTTTGAAGCTAAAACATGAGTAATTTTACCCTTGCCTTCATCCCCCCAAGAAGCACCATAAACAATATCAACATTTTTAACTGATTTCATCTAATTACCTTTCCTTTGGTATCCATCTGTCCAAACATAAGACCAAATCGTGAAGAGTCAAAAACAACAATCATAGATGGAAATGGTGCTGAATTAGTAGAGCCACCAAATTTAAGTCTTCCCTTTACAAAAAGGATTTCATTGGCTTTCATACAATAATCATGAAAGAATTTAGTATCTGTTCTTGCTGCTACTAACAAAACTACTTTTGTATTTGGCTTTTTACTTTCTTCAAGTGCTTTATGCGTCCATTCTTTAACTTTTGAGTAAGGAGGATTACAAAATACAATTTCTCCTCCCCAATCCTTAGAAAGTCCATCATCACTCATATTGTAAAACTTGGGACATTTAGCATTTATAATATCGGCACATGGATCTAATGTAAAACCATATTTAGCATTTAGTCCATCATAAAAATCTTGACTTGTAGCCCACTCATCTTTATCAGCAGACCATACAATTTTATTCATTAAGTACCCCTTCCAATTCAAAGGAAAAAACATTCTCGCATGTAGCACTATTAAAAAGATAAACTTCATGCATTTCTACTGGTTCTTCTTCAAATTCTTCGCCTACTCTTCTGGTGTCATAAAATTTACGAAGAAAAATACCATTTTCTATATAAGGCTGGTGGTCGTAAAAACGATATTGAACCAGATCACCGCATTTAAGTTCCTGTTGAGCCAAACCCACCATCTGCACGTTTTGTTTCACTTAACCTCTCCACAAATGTAAATTCTTCGGTACTAATCTTCTCTGGAATAGCTTGAGCAATTCTATCTCCAATTTCAAAATGGAAATAAGTAGTGCTTGTATTATGAAGAATGACCTTCCATTCTCCTCTATAACTTGCGTCAATAACACCAGCAAGAACATTAATACCACTCTTTACTGCTAATCCAGAACGAGGAGCAACACGCATATAATACTCTGGGCTGAAAGAGGTACAGATACCCACAGGAACCATCATTCTTTCGTTTGGAGCAATAGAACCTTCTTCGGTAGCATATAAATCAAATCCAGCATTACCATTATCTCTGTTCTTGAAATTAACAAATCCATTCATTTTAATAACTTTAAGATTTAGGCTCATTTTTCCTCTCAAAAATAGTTGTTTCGTCACTTGATTTAGCATTAGACGCAAACTCTAACCAAGATATATCACTAAAATCTTCATGTGAATTATCTTCTATCCATCGCTTTTTAGATTCGGGCCATTCTGCTACTAGCTTTTCCCATAACTCAATTGGGATTTGGATCATAGCATTATCTTTGGATACTTCAAAGTCGCATCCATAAACTTTTAAATATACATGCTTCTCATCAAATACTTCTTGGTAAAGATGATGTTGCTTACCATAGTTTAAACTTACTTTAGTGCTCATTAAATTCCTGTGACAACTGTAGCCGAACCTCTCCAATTGATTTCACAGATAGGTTCATACCATCCTTCATTATCAAGATTAGAGGTATCTGTCCACTCCAAAAGACCACCTACATAAATATTTACTGTAATATCGTTTCTACCATAATAAGCAGAACCGGGATAATCGTGAACATAAACAGTATAAACACCATTGTAAGGTGAGTCAATATTGGTATTTTCTGGTCCTGTTCCCATAATATCATCAAGGTCTAAAATAGGATTGTCTAATGAACCAGCAGAACCCCATTCTAATCCACCCGTGCAATTTGCGTAATAACAATCGGAGCTAAAATCTGTAAGAGCACCAGATGGGCGTAATAAATGTAAATCCATATCATCACCAGAATTGGTCCAGAATAATTCAATCCATAGACCATCACCAGCTTTAGCGTTCAATGAGGCAAAACAAGGCTCAGACACTTGCCCTATTGAGTTTGTAACGATTAATTGACCTGTATATTCTCCTGCTAACTCTGGTGCAAACAAGCGTCTATTAGCAGTTCCAGCGGGCATACCGATAGCATTACCAGCAGGAGCAGAAATTAGGGTCCAATCCCAATTTGTAATAGCATAACCAGCACTATCATAAGAAGAATTACCAACCCAATCTGCTGAGCCATAAATAGCATCAATTTCAACAGGGTCTACGGAGCAAATAGCAATAGGTTGACCTAATGGTTCGCTTGTATCTTCGCTCGTATCAATAGAAGTATCTAATCCACTATCAATAATAGCACTATCGATTGAAGTATCAATTGGTTCTGGTTCTGGGTCTGGTTTTTTATTAACCTCGTAATCACTACCACAAGCTAAAAGTAAAAGTAAAGTAATCATATTAAATCCCTCATAATAATTAGTTAAGCAGCAATCTTATTAGTAAGAAGTTCGCGATACTTGAAAAGTGCGATTTCCTTGAACTTAGCTTCAAGCATAACGTCAACATCATACCCGCAAGTATCCATAGTTTCCCAATAACTATCGGAGTGAGCTTGTGCGGGACACTTGATATTCTGTTCTACTGCTCGCGATTGTGAATAATGAACAACAGGCTTTACATTACCCCAAGTAGAAACGGCAATAGCAAGTGCATCAGCAGAAGACATACCATCGTTGTGAAGTGAATGATGATGGTGATCAAATACAATTGGAATGTTGGTGTGCTTGTGAATGAGATTATAAAGTTCTTCAGTAGTGTAGAGAGAGGGCTTATCATCGTTCTCCAAAGTAAAGCGGGACTTAACATTGTCGGGAACAAGATCCCAATTATTAAGAAATTGAGCAACAGCCATAGGCTTATCCTTGTAAGTTGCGCCAACGTGAATATTGATTTTGTTGTAATGAGTATTAGAAAGGCCCATAAGATCAAGAATATCTGCGTGAATAGTAAGATCCCTAATAGTATTAGAAGTCACAGAAGGATTGGAGGAAGTAAGCTTGTTGAAAGGACCGGGATGAAAAGTAAGACGCTGACCAACAGACGTAGCATAATCACCACACTTGCGAAGCATAGCAGCAACTTGTTCGATATTAGGAAGATTGCGAACACCATATTCGGAAGCCCAAGGGATCATATCGGACGACATACGATAAAACTTGATATTGTTAGCAGTATTCCAAACAAGGATGGTATAAAGGTCACAAATATTCTGGTAAGCAAGCTGAGCGGCATAATTGATACCACGCTCGTCAAAGGTCTTGCGGATCATAGTGCGATTGGTGGTCACACGAAGCTTAGCAGGACGATCAGAAAGACCCATGTTGATACAGGCGTAACCAAGATTAGTAGACAAGAGAAACCCTCCAAGGACAGAGTATCCAAGGAGGGCTAGAACGTCAATAGGTTATTTCACTTTATTATATTACGTTTCTTTAACCATTCATATAAAGATTTATTATATTTTTGAGACAACAAGCTACCAATATAGCTGGCAATTGGTAATTTTTTATTATCACTAAGTTTTAAATAATATCCACCGCCGCCGCCAAGCAAAACTAAAGTTGCTTCATTAGCTATTTTATCTTTAACTAATTGAATTTGCCTTAAAGCATGTTGTGATTCTTTTGTTTGTTGCGAATCGCTTGGATGGAGTGCTTTGATATCATTTTCAAAAGTTTCCAATTCTTGAGTAGTAATTTTGTGTTCTATTTCTGGTGGTTTTGCTTGTATCTTATTTGATTTAATTGGTGGGGCTTCGCCTCTTGAGGTCCAACGACCAAGTTTTACATCACCTTGTTCTATTTCATCACTTAATACTTCTTGTATCTTTTGTCTAATGATTTTTCTTAATTTTGCTTCTGTTATTCTCATGTGTATCCTTTTATTATTGATTTCGATACAGTATTCCACTGGTTTTATCATCAACGATTATTACCATATTACCAGCAACATTAACACGATAAGTTGTGCCATTTTTATGTGTAAAAATTAATGTTGCTTGCTCAGATGATCTTGGGTCAATCTGCAAAGATTTAAAACCACCCACAAAAGGTAAGGATTGAACATCTCTAATTGCTCTTTGGGCTTCTGGGCTGTTAGAGAGCAAATTTTGCTTCATACTAGCTGTTACAGGCATTAAGGCTGTTCTAATTCTTTCAGCTATTTCAGAAAAATTTACACCTTCTTGCTCATTAAGAACACTTCTTAATTCTTCTTTAATTATTCTTCTAATTTGTGTTTCTGTTATTCTCATAATAAAAATGGTTCCTTACCAAATAAATAGTAAGGAACCTTTCTTTATGCTAACAATTTAAGTTGTTTTGCTATATTATTAATACTAAATCCCCATTCATCGTGATTTGGTTTAATCATGTAAGGACGATTTAGAAACACAACATCTTTTTCTCTAATACCCCAACATTTAACTTGGGTTTCTGTATTTGTACTATCAATACCATTTAATACCCAATAATCTTTACCATTAGCAGTTTTCTTCTTTACAATCTCGCGAACAATAAACCAAGCAAGTCCAAGTTCATGATCGTACTCCGAAAGAGGTGGAACAAACTTTTCTTCAAGTCTAATCATAATTTCAACAGGAACTACAAGATTTACTGGATAAACACCTGTAAGTTCTGTTAAATACTGGATCTTCTCTTCTTGGCTAAAATCTCCCTCTGGTTTGTAAAGTTCAATATTATCAATTAAGTTTTTAAGTTTACGAGGGCGATCTACTGCTACTGCTGACCAGAAATGTTTAACACCTGTAAATCGATTATCGACTAATGTATCCATAGCCCCAGAACGAACAAGAACATCAATAGATTTCTTGTTTAGTTTGCTGTATGTAATATTCTCGTTAAACAAAAACTCCTCAATTGTTTTAAATGGACGATTATTAAAGATTTGCTGAACTGCTACATCACCAAGTCCTTTAATAGAAGAAAGTGGTTGAATTAGGGTTTCTCCATCATCACCAATTTCCCATACCAAACCAGAAGTATTAACGTTTAGTTTCTCAATTTTGAAACCCATAGATTTAGCAAGATTGATAGCATATTCTTTGTTCTTCGCATCTTCTTTATCCAAGAAAGCAGCAAACCATTCTGCTTTATAATAAGTCAGTAGCCAAGCACATTGATATGAAAGGATCGAATAACAAACGGCGTGAGATTTATTGAAACCGTAGCCCGAAAAATATTCAAAGGTTTCCCACATTCTCTGTGCCTCAAGCTTGGCAACACCTTTTTCAGTACAACCTTCAATAAACTTAGCATGAATTTTATCCTTTTCTTCAAATCCTTTACCTGTTCCTTTCTTGGTTAGAAGTTTGCGAAGTTTATTTCCTTCATCAAGGTCTACATCTTTACCAAGTTTGTGAGCCAAAATAGCAATTTGCTCTTGGAAGATCAAAAAGCCATGAGTTTGCTTTGTAACTTCTTTTGCGATTGGATGAATATATTTAATGCTTTCTGGTTCTTCAACTGCTTTAATATAATCTTTATCTACGTCTGCTCCAAGAGGACCGGGACGATAAATAGAAGTAATTGCTGATAAATCGATAATATTGCGTGGCTTTACCTTTCTCGCAAATTCTTGAACGGGACGCTCTGTAAATTGAAATACTCCAGCAAAATTACCATCATCAAATACATTCTTGTAAACCTTTGCGTCGTTCATATCAATAACGTCTGGATGGAGGTTTTCATTATAGAAAGTTTTTACATCATCAAAAGTTGGGTTTTTAATACCCTTATGACGTTTTAGAATATGACGAATAGAACCTTCAATCATTCGCAAAGAAGCAATACCAAGAATATCGAATTTAATAAAACCCATAGGCTCTAAATGACGAACGTTTTGACCTTCGGACCAAGGAGTTTGACGTACACCATCGGAGTTAATGAGTGGCATGTATTGGTCTAAGTTTTCACCAACTACAACACCACCAGCATGACGAGAACAAGAACGAACTTGCCCGTAAAGAGCATTAACGTGTTCTGCGATATTTGGATACTTCTTCAAGAATGTTTGTAGAGTTGCTGAATATTTCTTTACTTCCTCAAATGTAGGAGTATAAACACCAGATTTAATACCATGTTCTTTCTTGGCAAGTGGTGTTGCTTCAATCATCATTTTAGATGTAACTTCGTTTACTTCCTTGAACTCAATATTATAGAACTTGCTAATATCCTTAACAAGAGATTTTAGTTGAAGTGTATTCCAGTTAGAAATTGGAACTACGG